CTTCCCCCATGCGCTCGTACTGGTCGTTGATCGACTCGCGCATCAGCGGGATGCCCTGCCCGTCGATGTCGAGATATTCGGCCTTGCCTTCCGCGTTCGGGAATGCCCAGATCGAGCCGCCGCCGATCGTCGTCGGCACGTCATCGTCAGCGATGCCGAACAGCACGCACTGCGGATCGCCTTTGATGTAGAGCGCGCGGTTGTAGTCGGCGGACTTGCGGAAGATGGACAGGCAGCGTCGCGCCGCCTGCATCAGCGGAATCGAGCCGAACTCGAAGCCGCGCGTAACAGCGTTGATGACGGTGATGGGAATGCCGCCGATCGACTTGCCGAAAAACTTCGGCACGATCCAGCCCTCGGGGTCCGCGCCCTCGGGCATCACGACAGCCGGCGCCTGCCCCTCGCGCGCTTCCCAGATGCGCACGCGGTAGAACGGTTCGCCCACCAACGGCGTCGCAAGCTCAAGCTCGCGCCAGCTCGTGATCTTGTCCATCGCGTAGCGATCGGTTTCTTTCGGGATTTCGTTGCACTCTTCGAGCACGACGAGCTGCGGGCCGCCGCCGAGCAGCTTCGGCAACACCCACCAGTTGATCAGGGATTCGCCGAGATACGGACACAACACCACTTCGTCGCCGACGATCTCCGCGAGCAGCGACACGCGCGCGATCGAAAACGCCTGCCGCGTGACGAACTCCCACAGCTCTAGCAGCGTGAGCCCCGTGGGCGTAGCGAGATTGGTGAGGTAGTCCATGTCGGGCGGCAGCTCGACCGTCGGCGGCTTCTCGTGAACGATGCCCTGGAGCGCGTTCACCATGGGACCGACTAGCTCGGGGAACTCAGCGAAGCTCGCGTAGAACGCATAGCGCTGCTGTTCGTTGTTGCCCCCACCACGCAACACGTCCTGTGCCGACATGTTGGCGATGCCGACGAGCCCCGGAGGAACGGGGAGGTAGGTGGTGATTTTCGAGTTGATCGCGCGCCGCCCCTCGATCACGTCGCGCATCACGGTCCAGTCAGGGGTGTTGGCGTCGTACTGAGCGTGGCGGGTGTTGATCGGCACAGCGGCTACCTGCCCGTGACGGGTTTGACGGCGAGTCTACTCGAAGCCTTGTATGCACGGTAGCGCCACTCATCCGCCACGTGGTCCTCGGTGTCGCTGTCGACGTCGTCCATGTTGTCGTCGTCACGCGGGAGGACGGGCACGGTGCGAATGAACTGCGGGCATTGCTCGGTGACGAAATAGCCCGGCTTCTCGCGGTGCTCTTTGAGCGCGTGCTGTAGCAGCTCGCGGCACGCCTGCCAGCCGTTAACCCGGCTGTTCGGGCCTCGGTCGGCGGCACGGAACTTGATGCCGCTCGTGGCCGCGATCTCGTCGGCGATGTCGTTCACCCGCCGTTTGCCGTCCCCGAAGATTGACGGGTCCGCCGGTCCCGGCTCGATCTTGCGGCCGGCGAAGTATTGAGCCTCGCGGCTTTTGATCCCCAGCCCGATGTCGCCGTTGGTCATGTACATGCCCTCATTCGGCGCGCCGTTCCAGCCGTACCACTCGCGAAGGCGAATGATGTCGCCCTTGTAGAAGCGCTTCGTGGTGCCGTCCACGAGCGGGATGTCGAGCAGCATGGGAATCTCGCCGTGCCAGCCGAGCGAGAACGGCTTAGCCGAACCCCAGTCGAAACTACGGTCAATGCGCACGACGTCCGGGATTTCGACGAACGGCGCGATGACGTGCACGTCACGGTTCCAAAGATCGTCGAACATCCCGCCGGCCACGATGTCCCACGAGCCGTCGAGCCACGCCTTGCGCTTGTTCGGGTCTGTGATCGCCTTCAAGTTGGCGATGTACATCGGGTCGACTTCCATGAGGATGCGGTTCTCGGACAGTCGGCCGAAAATGTGCACGCGCGAGCGCCCGTAGTCGTCGAACCACGGTGCAAGCGGCGGGCTGCGGTCGATGAAGTACGCCTTCACCGCGTTGTGCCCCTTGCCGTACGGGTTGCAGGTCGAGCGGATCATGCGCGGCATCGGCGAGCCCGTGCGACGGTGACGCGCGTCGCTCGACGATCGGCACGTCGACATCATGCTCAGGTAACAGCGCAAGTCGGGCCAGTTGGTCAGCTCTTCCCAGCCGATCCACGGATACTCGTGGCCGTGGTAGCCCCAGTAGTCGTCTTCGGTGCGCATGTGACGCAGCAACAGCTCTTCGCCGCTGGGGAACACCCACTTGCGTCCCTCGCCCGCGAGATAGCGAGCGCCGGGGAAGAGCGTGTAGAACCACTTCTTGCTCTTCGCGATGACGTCGACAAGCTGATTGGCGCGCTCGCGAAACAAGATGCCGCGCCACGCCGGGCCGAAGCCGGCGCCGACGAATTGCGCGAAGCTCATGATCAGCGCGTCGGTTTTCCCCGGACCGCGCGTGCCGTGGTACAGACACTCGAACGCCGGGCAGCGAAGGAAGTTGTACTGCGATCCTTCCTGCGGCGCCCAGCCGATCGTTGAGCCTTTCGGCAACCACCGATCCACATCGAAGTGATCGGCTTCAACGTCTTCGAGGCTAAGATCGGTGAGGTAGCTCTGCTGTACGTCCAGGGCCATCGAGCAGTGCCTTTTCCTTTTCCCTGACCTTGCCGTCGATAACCTTCGCCTGCCGCGCCCACTCGTGAATGTCCGTGATCTCGGCCGGCACGACGAGCACGCGCTCGATGATGGTGGGCTGCGGTTGCGCCGGATCGACCGGCTTGCCGTCCGCGCCGAGCTGTCCCTGGAATCGCTTCTCGCCCCAACGCTCCGGGTGTTTGCGTTCGAGATACGCGAGCGCCGCTCGAAAGTCGCCCTGACCATGGGCGAGCAATTGTTGCACGCGAAGCGCCTCGGCTTCGGCATCCGCGCGCGCGAGGGACTGTAAAAAGTACCGCTGTAGGGTGTTCGGATGTTTCGCGTCCTCCGCCTGTCGGCGCCACAGGTAGAAGGTTTTCTCGCCGATGCCGGCGCACTCGGCCGCGACGTTGATGTAGTTGCCCGCGCGAATGAATCGGCAAAGCGTGTCGATCGTCTGGCGCGTGAACTTCGAGCGCCGGCCAATGGGCCGCCGGTCCTCGGGCTGCGGTAGCTGCGCTTGAGGCAAGGCGGGCGGCGTGGCCCGTTTGTCTTTCTTCCCGGCCATCAGTCGATCGGGGCAATGGACACGCCCGTCTCCCCAATGTGTTGCACGATGCCGTACCGCATGACCGGACACACCCTAGGCGCCATGAACCGGCTGTACCACGGGAAGTAGGGGTAACGGCTCTTGAGCCATACATGCCACCAGGGCCGAATCTGTTCCTCGACGTACGCCACTAGGTCACCCGGTTGCTTCGCCCACATGGTCGGGCGGTCAAGGGTGAGAATGAGCTGTCTGTCGTACGTGCGCTCGTCGAGAGTCACAGCTATCCCCGCGGGAAGTGTTGCTTGTCGCTGAACTCGCGAGCCAGCTCGCCGAGCAGGCTGGGACTTATGGCGGGTAGCGCCGTCGTCGCCCATGCGTCCGCGAGCCATGCCGCGAATCGTGCGACGGCCTCGCGTGGATCGGCCAACGTCGCGGGCTCGTCCTTGAACTCCCCGGCAAAGATCGCTTGCCGTTGGCCTGCCATCGCGTACGCCGTTTCGCGAGCGCCGTTGATCTTGCCGATCTCATGGCAGCCGGCGGCCTGGGCTCGATCGGCCCAAAACAGGATGGTCGCGGGCGCCACATGGTCCTTGGCGCGCAACACGAACACCAGCTCGTCGTCGTGCGTTTTGTTCAGGCAGCTCTCCGCGTTCGTGATTTCTTCACACTTTCGCATTGGGTTTGTCCTCTGGGATTTGCAACACCTTCAACAGCTCTTCGACCAGGGAGCGCGCTTGCCGTAGTGCGTCGTCGCCCCAGGGTCTCGGGACTCGTAGCTCGCGCAGCCGATCAGCGAACCGAAGCGCCAGCTCTTCGCGCAGCGTTGCGTACCCTTCGTCACGCAGATCGTCGTCGTGGTCAAGCTCGTCGCCGAACCGCATGTCCTCTTCGCGGTCGAGCAGCTCACGCAAGTGCTCGCCGACGTAGAGCTGCGCTTCTTTGTCGCCGAGCGCGCAGCGGGACTCAAGCTCGTCGAGCGACAGTGCCGTGTAGTTC